GATTTACGAATTATTGATGGCCGTGCAACTGTACTAAATGTGAGAACACAACCTATAGACATTAATCCACCATCGGATCCAAGTATTTACCAGAAATCGATAAAGGGTAAAGAATTTGAAGATTATACAGAAGTTAGACGGAGTGAACTTGATATGGTTAATAATACAAAAATAATAGATAAGGTTATATCGGATCCACAAACCATGTACGGTAAAATTAATATTTAAAACTCTAAAATAATTATAATGATCAGTATTGATGAAATATCACGTATAACTGAAAAGAGGAATCATTTGAAAAAGGAAACGTATACTAAAATTTACGAACAGATTTCAAAGAAGATACGTCAGTCGGTAGATTTAGGCCATAAATATTTGTTTTGTCAGATACCTTCTTTTGTCATGGGGTACCCCCATTTTAACAGGGCAAAAGCACTACAGTATATAAAACGACAATTTGAAATAGGTGGATTTACAGTTCAGATTATAGGCGAATACGAATTATGTATTTCATGGAAACCAAATAAAAAATCACGAAAAAATGAACACCATGAACATCCAGAAGATACAGAGGATTTTCCTACACTCGTAAACCTTAAAAAAGCAGCAAATAAATACAGGGGAAAATAATTGATGCGTGAGACTTAAAGTTTAAATATGTAAATATACTACAAATATGAGTGACCCTTTAAATATACTCGTCGAGGCAAAACGTGAATACATAGGTCAATTATGTTTACTTATGTGTCCAGTTATGATCGAAACGTATGAAACCATGTATGAGGAAGCATACAAACTTACAAAAGGTCGAAAAGTTCTTGTCATGTACCAAAAACTTCTGAAAGAGGTTCCAAATTGGAGTGATGCCATGTCAAAACAACACACGGATAATATATCCAATAGGTGTGCGTGGTTTAACGATCTGTTAGCTGCTGTTTTTGTAAGTTGTGTTAAAATTTTATCCGCGGTTCGATTGAATAAAGATAATAAGAAAATTTCATTGAAACTTCCAACGAATGAAGTTTTCATTCAAACGTGTTATAACAACGCCGCCAAGGATTTGTATAGAGACCCATACATTTATCATGAAACGCAAAACGAACACGCGAGAAACGATAAATTATACGAGCGTTTTTGTATATGTATCGAAACATCCGTAAAAGAACTCATACCCGTACAACAGATTTTACAAACGTATATGTCTCAAACACAAGAAGGTCAGGATTTGGATGTTGGTGAAGCTGAAGTTGGTGACTCTGAAGACCCCGACCTGATCGATGGGTATGAAGAGGAAACGTCAGAAGAGCCATTCGATGCCGAACCATCTATGGAACCTCCAATGGAACCTCCAATGGAACCTCCAATGGAACCTCCAATGGAACAGGTAATGGAACCGGAACAAACTTCACCATTTGAAAACGAATTTCGAACTATTGATACGAAGCAGCCACAACAGCCACAGCCACAGCAACCAGAAGAAGATGAAGGAGTTTTGTTTCCAGACGCATCCGAAACCCGTGCAAAAAAAGTTGGCTACTATTAAATGGAGTTCGAAGACTATTTAAGAGACCCCGCGTGGGCCGGAATTATCGCCGGTTTTATAACCGCAGGATACATACACTTTAAAGCAAAGATTAACAACGAAGGTAAGCTTCCAGTAAGTGCGTACACGAAACCAGCTGCACTTATAGCAATTTTAGTATTTTTTATCGTTACTAACGGATTAGGTAAGAAAGAGACCATATCGACGGAACCATTTTAATTTTCTGACTTAAAGATAATATACATATTTACAGTATAATATGACTTCCGTGACCGCATTCAATGATATGATGGGTCAATTTCTTGTGGAATTACACAAGACATTTCCAGAAGAAAAAGGCTTGAAAAAGTGTTTATCGGCTTTCGATTTAATGAAAGCTTCAAACCCACGTTTAGTTGTAGACGGGTTTATGCAGGGTGTTACCCCGTATGCCGATAAGATTTCGTCCAAAGACGAAACATTTTTTATTGAAGAATCTAAGAATTTAGATTTTATGAAAGGTGTAAACCTCGAAAAACATTGGGGAACTGCTTCCGAGAATACAAAAAGTGCAATTTGGCAATATGTTCAGACGCTCTACATGCTCGGTACAACCATTAGTTCTATCCCAGAAGACACACTTTCCATGATTGAGACAGTTGCAAAACAGTGTGCAGATAAAATGGGTGAAGATGGAAGTGAACTCGATGAAGCTGCGTTGATGAAAACCATGCAGGGTATGTTGGGTGGTATGATGAAAAAATAAACTCACTATATATAAATGACATCTTGGTTTGAAGATCCAAAACAATTGGTTCGAGTAGACAAAGTTCACGAATTTTGGCCGTCAAAGACACAATCTTCAGCAGACCGTGTTAACGCGACTGCTCGTTTTATCATTTATGCAACGTGTTTAATATACCTCATACGCCGTGATGCACGTATATTCGTTTTAGGTGCAACCGCACTCGGTGTTCTTTATATAATGGAAAAATCTAATATGGTGAAAGAAGGTGTTATACGACCAACAAATGTATACAATAATGTAGGTAAAGAATGTTCCATGCCAACAAAAGATAATCCTATGGGAAATGTTCTCATGTCGGATTATGTAGATAGACCAGACAGACCCCAGTCGTGTCATTACCCAACCGTAAAAACCCCAGTAAACAATTTTCTTACAGGTGACATCAAATATGGACCATCTCGTTCGCGTTCATCTATGCCCGAATATCAAAGAAATGCACTATCGAGACAATTTGTAAGTATGCCAGATACTTCCATCGGTGGTACACCATATTACGAATTTATTCACGGTAAAAGAGATAACACGTGTCGACAAGACCCAAGATTATGTAACCCAGACGCGAGAGGGGTTCAACTCGAGGCGTTCGCGGGTCTCGATCCAAACGGTGATAAAAGAAGTGGTATGCACAGAGGTTCGGGATTAGCCGCTGGACATAGTTCGTAATTTTAAACAATTTAATAATAAAGTAGTAGATACTCGATTTCCATAAACAAAATCTTTTGTAATAATAAATGGCGTATCAACTCCAACCAGGAATGAAAGTGGTTCAAGATCATGCGGTTCCCGCCGTTTGCGCGACCGAAGAAGTTTTTGTATATCCTCAGCCCAGTACCCTTAACTATACATCACATAGACCAAACACTATGTTATATGGTACCGCACCATACATGGCGGGTAAAGGTTCGCCAGCACAATATATCGATACATCGGATCAACTCAGACCACAAAGCACATCTCGTTTCAATAAAGTTTTAGCAAAGACTTACGAAAGAAACTTTCATCCACTCCAAAATGTTGAGTGTAAGTTACCACTTAGAACACAATCCTATGAACCATCGAGTACCAGAGCCGAAATGCAAAATGGATTATTTCAGCAAAGATACCTCAATAAAAATCTCGCTAAGAAATAAGAATGGCTGATCCTATATCTATAATGGCTATAGCCGGTTTAGTTTATGCCGGTAGAAAATTGAGTCAACCAGACGAAAAATACACAGTAGAAGGTAATGAAATAGAAGAACCTGAAATCGTTTCAGAATTTTCGGATAGAGATGTCTCTATACAATCTGAATATTTGGGACCTTTATCACCACTAGTAGAACCATCATATAGTTCAAAACAAGAAATGGGGACGTTCGCTCAAATTGCTCCACAACAGCGATCTTCGGGTGGCGAAGTCTTGACTATGAGAAATCGTATGTATGACGCGGGGCGAATGAATAATCTTTCACCAATTGAAAAACAACTTGTTGGTCCAGGTTTGGGTGTTGGACCAGAAGTTCCTGCATTTGGAGGGAACCAACAATTGTTCCGTGTAAACCCAGAGAATGTTGGTGCGTATCGCTTAACGACTTTACCTGGTAGGTCAGGTCCAGCATTTGATGCGAAGGGTGGTAGACGTGGTATTGTCGGTGAAGTTGCACATAATAGACCAGAAAAGACGGCGTTTTTACATGGTCGTCTCCCCCCAGTTGCAGGCAGGGCACAGGGTATGACTGGTAGAACACCAAGAGCGGAACACGAACGTACAAAGAGAACAACAAATAGATCCGAAACGGGTTCGAGGACTGATACATTAAACTTTGCATCTGCAAAGAGAACTGTTTCTGCACTTACACGTGCTCAGGAACCAACACGAAACAAAGCCGATGGTGCTATAGAACAATATCAGTACAATAATCAACCAGCTCCAGGTATAGCAAGTTTTATAGGTGGATACTTAAATACTCCAGCGACTAAGATCGGTGAAAAGAGAACATATGGCTCGACACACACTGCCGAAGAACTTGTGAAATATGGTTTCAGGCCAGACGATAGACGTGGTAAACCAAATAGAACTGCGGGTCCAGGTCGAATGAACGTTCGTGCCGATGCACTTAACCAAGGGGGTATGGTTACGAGTGTTCGTTCCGATACAACGAGAATCGATGGTCGAGTAAATGCCGCGAATGGTGCTTGGACACAACAATATAGAAATAACGATTATCATAAATTCAATGCTTATAAGGGACACGAAAATCCAAACGCTACAAATATGAGTTTGGATACGGCGAGACGACAACTTGCAAGTAACCCATTAGTTCACAGTCTTTCTTAAATAACTAAAAATTATGAGATTTACACTCATTAAAATAATGCTCCTATATTTTAATGAAGGTACACACCTTAGATATAGACAGTGGTGAACGAGACCCAGTTTTGTACCCAAACCCAGGTGATTATGTTGTCCACTTAAAAAACCCTATTTACGACGTGACTAAAATATCACTTATATCAGCGCGTATTCATAATAGTCAATACCTCATACACTCCAGGAACAATAAATTTGATATAAATGGTACAACGGTTACTATACCGATAGGAAACTATAGTGGTAATGATTTAGCACAGGCTATTGTAACGGCTTCATCCGATATTACATCTGCTACGTTTGATAAACAAACAAATGCTATAACGTTTACGGGGTCGAGTGATTTTACGTTTGAGTTTTACGGGGGTACAAATGGGTACACTGTTGGTACAAATGGGTACACCACGCCACACGATGTTTTAGGTTTACCTGCTTCAAATGTATCATCAACTTCGAGTTCATTAGAAACTGGGAGTATTAATTTACAGGGCGCTGATGCAATTATTGTTAAATTGAGTAGTGGTTCTGACGAATTTAACAAAACTGTATTTTCTGAAACCCCCTTTTATACAGGGCGTATACTTCTATGTGGGGATGTGATTAACTTTTCGGGTGTTGACGATACTGTTGAACACAATTTTGATTCCGGATCACAAAAAACGATATCAAGTTTACGTGTTCAGTTTTATTACAGTAGTAATAATCGATTAATACCATACGATTTTAGAAATGCGAATCATATACTTAAACTCGCAGTGACGTGTTCTACTGATAAACTTGAGAATATTGCTAAAGTGGAACGAGACTTTTCTCTTCCACCACCTATGAGTATCCCCGATCTAGAGGATCCGCGTAGATGGGATGCTTTTGTATCTATATTTATGGTAGTCGCAACCGGATTATTTTTATTATTGGTTATGCGTAAGCCTAAACTTATCGAGTAACCGCGAAGATTGGTTGGGTTGGCTTTTGCACACGTGTAGAAACACGGGAGATACCGACGTAGACCAAGATGGACAAGAGCGTCGTAAACAATGCAGTAAGCGTGTAATTCATACCACCGTTTTTGTTAACCTTAACAACTTGGTTAACCAACCATCTCACCAAGTCCATCCACGAGAGGGCGGCGGCGAAGGAGAAGCCGGCGACAACGGCGTTGAGGGATTGGGACTCGAGTTCACGAGCGACGAGCGTAACAGTTTCAGCAGCAGTAGACATTTTTATATATAGTATCCTGAGATTTTAATCGGGGAGTAAATCTTCTTCGACTAAAATTTTTTTATAATATTTTGGGTTTAAATACCCTTTTAACATACCTATATTTATAGGTAATGTACCCGAATCGGATTCCGAATCTGTTTCTGTATCAGAATCAGAATCTGTATCATCATCACGTAATCTAAAATATTCAGAAGTCGTCACATACCCCGTTGGTTCCGATGTGTTCATTACTATCTATAGCATTTTTTAACATTAATTCTGACGGATTTTTTGGTTCCCATGCATCCCAATTATCGTATGCCATATTCATTTTAACGAATTTATATTCACGTCCTGTGTATCGCGTAAAAGGAATTTCTTCATCTTCAAATTCGATGTCTTCTCCCTGGTCTTCTTCATCGGAAGATTCTTCATATATTTCCGGGAAATGTGTTCCCATTTTCTTACCAACTTCGTTCATGGCACAATATTTCATGGCATATTCCATATCTTCACCAAGTACCATATCTCGACCACACGCCGTAGCGTATTCGGCTGCGAGAACCATAGTTC